GAGGGCGTCAAGGCCCTCGTTGAACAGCTCACCACCTGGTTCCCCCAGACGAAGGCCAAGCAGGACACGGTCATGGCGCTCTGGTTCGCAGAGACCAGAGCGAGGGAGCTGGTGAACGACATCGAGACGGTGTTCCACATGGGCAACTCGTTCCAGTCCGAACGTGATAGGCAGAAGCAAGTTACCGTAGATCTGGACTACCTTTCCCAGGTCGGCCAGGACAGCGGAGCGTGGCGATGAAAGAAGACCGGCCGGACTTCGACGGTGAGTTCGTGAGGTACCTGGAGTACCTCACGCGGCACGATCTCCTGAGCATCTGTGAGCCTTCAGTTCTCGTTGCCAGCACACGCAAGGCACTGGAGTTCAGGGATCGGGGTGAGCAGGCATGGCTGGACTGGGAGAGCGAGCAGCGGACCGACTGACCGACGTCGTAGGTTCCTGGCCGTTCGTCATCGGACAGGCCGCCTTCCTGGCGGCCTGGTTCACCCTGAACACCGTAGCCTGGTGCTTCCACTGGGACGGCTACCCGTTCATCCTGGCCAACCTGTTCATGTCGGCAGAGGCCGCGTTCACCGGCCCGATCATCATGATGAGCCAGAACCGGTCGGCTGAGGCCGACAGAGAGATCCTCCGCAAAGACTTCATGGAGGACACCGAAACCAACCGGCTGGTCGAGAAGATCGCCGATCACCTGGGAGTAACACGTGACTGACCTCTGGATGCCTGGTGCTGCGAAGCACGATCTCGGCAACCACGCCCCGATGGACGGTGGCCCCGCAAGGGCCACCTGGCACATCACCTCGAACTCCAAGGACTGGACGTTCAAGAATGAGCTGGGCTGGTTCACTGGCGGGGGTCAGGGTGTGGCGCCTCACCTGCTCTGGGATCCGTTCACCGGAGAGGTCGCCCAGTTCTTCCCCGCCGACTCCCGCTCCCTGAGTCTGATGAACGACGGCTCGGTGCGGACCAACCGCACCGGCAAGTACAACATCCAGATCGAGATCGTTTTCACGGAGAACGAGTATGTCAACGGCAAGCAGTATCGCTCGGTCGACCAGACTCCGTGCAAGGGGCTCGATGGAATCGTTGCCTGGCTCCGCAGCCTTGGCGTTGCAGATGTCTGGCCTGGGGGTGCCCCGACTGGTTTCGTCCGTGACACAGTCTCTCTTGACACCTGGCTTCGGGACTCTGGGCACTACGGCCACAACCAGGTTCCAGGCAACACTCACGTGGATCCGGGCCCTATGCCCAACCTGTTCGCAGCCAAGCCCGTTCCTACCCCCGTCTACGCGCCGTTCCCGGGGGACAAGTACTTCTTCTATGGACGGACCAGCAAGCTCGTGACCGAGGTCGGCAAGGCTCTTGTCCGGGCTGGCTACAAGGGATACAAGGTGGGACCTGGCCCGGTCTTCGGCCCTTCCGACCGAGCGGGCGTGAAGTGGTTCCAGCAGAAGCACGCTGAACTGGCAGGGGCTGCGGACGGCCACTTCGGTCCGCTGACCTGGAAGATGCTCAAGGTCGCACAACCCAAGTAGGAGGTGAACATGGCGTACTCCATCGAACAGATCTTCTCGCGAGTTGAGAGCCTGCGCCGTGCAGCCGCCGATCGTGACCAGCGTCACCGTGACGTACACGACGTGCGGTCGGGTGACATCGATACGGTCATCCCGGGGTCCATGCCTGAAGCATGGCCCCGTCCCATCGTCGCCAACCTGGTGGACACCAGCGCTCGCGACATGTCAGAGGTCATGGGCGTCATGCCCAGCGTGAACTGCACGACCTCGATCAGCTCGACTTACAAGTCCAAGCAGTTCAACGCCAAGAAGACGAAGATCGCGAACTGGTACCTGATTGAATCCCGGCTCTACGCCGGGAAGCAGATCACGGTATCGGATCACTATCTCACCTACGGCATGGCCATCTACGTGGTCGAGCCGGACTTCGAGACAAGGCGTCCTCACATCCGGGCCGAGAACCCGATGGGCGTCTATCCGGAGTGGGACTCCTTCGGCCGCCTCCGCTCCTACACGAAGGTGTGGCGGGAGGAGGCCATCCATCTGGTGGCCAAGTTCCCTCAGCTCCTGCGTGTGGTGCAGGGCAACCAGGGGGCTTCGGACTCCTGGGCCGAGCGTGAGATCGAGCTGGTCAAGTACGTCGACAACGACCGTATCGTGATGTACATGCCGCAGCACGGCAACCACATCGTCGACCAGATGGAGAACCCGCTAGGGAAGATCTACATCTCGATCGGCAAGCGGCCGGGCTACGACACCGAGATCCGTGGTGCGTTCGACGACGCCATCTGGGTCCAGCTCGCCAAGAGCCGCATGGCTCTCCTCGGCCTTGAGGCCACAGAGAAGACGGTCCGTGCACCACTGGCCGTCCCCCGCGATGTCCAGAAGATGACGTTCGGAGACGACGCCATCATCCGCACGGACAACCCGGACAAGATCAAGCGAGTCGGTCTCGACTTCCCGCAGGCCACCCTTCAGGAATCCCAGATCCTTGAACAGGAGCTCCGCGTTGGGACGCGGACTCCTGAAGCCCGCTCCGGCAACATGGACGCTTCGATCATCACCGGCAAGGGCGTCCAGGCTCTGATGGGCGGCTTCAACACCGTCATCACCACCGGCCAGCAAGTCATCGGCGAAGCCCTCCGGATCGCCATCAACCTGGCGTTCGAGATGGATGAGAAGCTCTGGGGTTCAGAGAAGAGAACGATCCGTGGCACGGTTCAGGGTTCACCTTTCGAGGAGTCTTACACACCCTCGAAGGACATCAACGGTGACTACACAGTCGACGTCACCTACGGTTTCGCCGCTGGGCAGGATCCCGCACGGGCGATTGTCGGCCTCCTCCAGCTCCGAGGCGATCAGCTCATCTCCCGCGACTTCTTCCAGCGACAGCTCCCGATGAACATCGACGTCGTTCAGATGCAACAGCAGGTCGACAACGAGCAGTTCACCGACGCCATCAAGCAGGGGATCATGGGCTACATGCAGGCCATCCCCCAGATGGCCTTGCAGTCCCAGGGTCAGTTCGACCCGGTGCCCGAGCTTCAGAAGGTGGCCCGGCTGATCGAGCTGAGGGAGAAGGGTAAGTCCGTACATGACGCTGTCCTTGAGGTGTTCAAGCCGAAGGAGCAGCCGATGCAGGCTCAGAACCCCCTGGCTGCCGCTCTAGGCGGCGCTCAGGGGCCTGGTGGACCTGGAGGACCCGCCGGGCCTGGAGGGGCCGGAGAAGTCAATACAGCAGGTGTTACGCCGCAAGCTGGGGAGCAGCAGGGACGCGACCTGATGAGCCTCCTCAGTGGTCTGAACTCAAAGGGTCAGGCCACCATGGGCGCGCAGACGCGTCGCCAGCAACCAGTCTAAGGAGTGAGTATGGCTTACACGCAGGTCAACAGTTCCAGTGGCCACGAGGGCGAGCTCAAGGGCGCGCTCTTCAACGGCGACCACACCCCGGACGGTGTCTTCAGTTCCCTCAAGGGAATGATGATCACTCCTCCGGAGCTGAGCTTCGACATCCAGGACCACAACGACGGCCCGGACCGCCTGAACCAGGAAGAGGTCAAGGTCGCCTGGCTCGTCCACGGTCCGGTCGAGTCTGGTACGTACGACCCTCAGCAGGTCATCCGGGGCACCGACAAGCACATGCCGAAGTAGGGGGAAGGCGTGGACGTGAAGTACGAAATCCTGTTGGCTCAGACCTACCAAGAAGCCAAGTCGGCCGTTGAGGAGTACGCCCTTGAGGGCGTGCATCCGATCGGGATGGGTGCTCCTGTCTACGCCAGCCCCAACCGCATGTACGTCAAGGGTCCGATAACCCTTGACGAGAGGACTATGGAGTGGATCCGGTGGGGGCCAGTCCTTAACGCCAGGGAGATCACGTGGCTGAAGTAGCAGGTCCTGGCGGATTCTCCAAGAGGACCGACAAGGCCGTAGCGCAGGCCAACCGTAACCTGCCTGACGCAGGTTACGGGGAGCAAGCTCAGTACCAGGCAGCCCAGCAGGGCATGCAGCAGGCGACTCCTTCG